CACCCGGCAGGTGCTGATCAACGACGATCTCGACGCCTTCACCCGGATCCCGGCCATGTACGGCAACTCCATCGCCCAGCTGGAAAGTGACGTGGTCTGGGGCATCATCACCGCCAACCCGGCGATGGCTGACGGCAACGCGCTGTTCCACACCACGCACAAGAACCTCGCCGGCACTGGTGCCGCGCTGGATGTGGCGAGTGTCGGCGCGGCGCGGGCGGCGATGGCGCTGCAGACGGGTCTCGACAAGAAGACGGTGCTGAACATCCGCCCCGCCTTCCTGATCGTCCCCGCAGCCCTTGAACTGAAGGCCGAACAGCTGGTGGCCCAGAACCTCGTCCCCGCCGACAGCGCCAAGGTCGTCCCGCAGTCGATCCGCACGCTGTCGCCGATCAGCGAGCCGCGCCTCGACGCCGCCAGCGCCACCGCCTGGTATCTGGCGGCCTCGCCCAACCAGATCGACACCATCGAGTACGCCTACCTCGAGGGTCAGCAGGGCGCCTACATCGAGACCCGCAACGGCTTCGACGTCGACGGCGTCGAGATCAAGTGCCGCCTCGACTTCGGCGCCAAGGCCATCGACTGGCGCGGCCTCTACAAGAACCCGGGCGCGTAATCCGCATCCCATGCTGAACCCTGACATGCGGGCGGTCCCGACGGGCCGCCCTTCGTCTTTCCACAAGGATCACGTCCATGAAAAACTACGTCCAGCCCGGCAACACCATCACCCTGACCGCGCCCTATGCCGTCGCCTCCGGAGAGGGCCTGCTCGTCGGCTCCATCTTCGGCGTCGCTTCCGGCACCGCTGCCCTCGGCGAACCCGTCGAGACCGCGCTCGTCGGCGTGTTCGACATCACCAAGGTCGGCTCCCAGGCCTGGACCGTCGGCGCCAAGGTCTACTGGGACGACACCAACAAGCGCTGCACCACCGTCGCGACCGACAACACCCTCATCGGCGTGGCGACCGAGGCTGTGGCCAGCGGCGCGGGCGACACCATCGGCCGGGTGCGGTTGAACGGCGCGTTCTGAGCGGGCCTAGATGGTGACGAAATACCGAGCTTGGAGTTCCGCGAGGTGTTTCGTCAACCATTCCGGCCCGGTCAGCGCCCAGGTTTTCCAGAGCTCCGGATAGCTCATGGCGACGAAACTCGGGCCTGCGCCCGAGACCCGTTCGGCGAAGGCCGCGATCTCGGCGCGATGTGCCGCAAACTCGGGGCATTCATCCGGGTTCTGCGGTTCCCAGAACAGATAGAGGAGCGTGGTGGGGCGGTCGCGGAACGTGTGCGCCAGACCGAAGGCATGCTTGATGAGCTGGGCCGCATCGAGCCAGACATAGCTGTCCGGCGCGTCATTGAGGCGGAGCATCTCGCGAAAATACCCATGATCGCGGCGGTCGTCGCGGATTTGCTGGGCGTAGGCAGGCGAGAAGGCGGCGCGGTGTCTGACAAGGTACTCGGTCAGCTTGGACTCGATCCCCACCACTTCAGTTGGGCCTGAAAGCAGAACGTCGAGGTTCGGGGAACGCCCGCCGCGCAGACCTGTGGGGCATTTCCGCTCAAACTGGAGGTGATCGAAGGCCGCACTGTCTGACATGACCAAGTCACCAATGCGACGACGGAACGGCGCAAAGCAGTTCACGGCAAGGGCTGACGAGGAATGCGCCGCTCGGAACTTGCTCTGAAGCTCGTTTCCGTCGCCCGCACTGAGATCGGCCTCGAAGTCCTCCGGCAGGACTATCGGAAGCAGGTTTCCCCGGAAATCTGAGGCATAGCCGTTGTCGTCGATCGACCCGTCAGGGCGCTGACGGATCAGTGCGTTTCTGAGGGCAACAAGCGCACGGCTGCGAGCGGGGCTCTGGGAAATGGAAACAAGTGTCATGGGGACAGCATAGCCATGAATGTCTTTGCATCCACTGTCGATTTGCTCTTCGCCGATCCGAACATCGGGCGGGACGCGGTCTATGTTGCCGAGGGCGGCGCGCCACAACTGGTGCGCATTGTCGCCCGGCGTGCAGATGCGATCACCGACTTCGGCGATGCCCGGCTCTGGACCGAGACCACGCAGATCGACCTGCGCGTGAGCGAGGTGGCGAATCCGCGTGCAGGCGACCGGGTCGAGATCGACGGCGACGCTTTCCTCATCCAGGGCGAGCCCGTCCGCGACCGCGAGCGGCTGGTCTGGACCGTGGATCTGAGGCCCGCGTGAAACTGAAGCTCGACATCGATCCCGACATCGTCGCGATGATGGCGGCCGAAGTCGCGGCGGGCGAGCGCGCCGTCTCAGCCGCGATCCGCGAGGCCGGGACCGGCCTAAAGGACGCCTGGCGCGCGCAGATCACTGGCGCGGGCCTCGGGGCCCGGCTCGCCCGCACCATCCGGTCCGAGCAGTTCCCGAAGGGCAAACCGAGCCTCAGCGCTGCGGCGCTGGTCTGGTCGAAGGCCCCGGTCATCATCGGTGCCCACGACACTGGCCCGCTGATCCGCTCCAAGAACGGCTTTTGGCTCGCGATCCCGCTTCCCGCCGCAGGCAAATCCCTGCGCGGGGGGCGGATCACCCCCGGCGAGTGGGAGCGCCGCTCGGGGCTGCGCCTGCGCTTCGTCTATCGCCGAGCGGGGCCGAGCCTGCTTGTCGCAGAAGGACGGCTGAACACGAAGGGCCGCGCCGTGGCGTCACGGGCGAAAACCGGTCGGGGCGCGACCACGGTGCCGATCTTCCTGCTTGTGCCGCAGGTCAAGCTGCCGAAGCGGCTCGACCTGGCGCGAGATGCGGCGCGGGCGCATGACGCCGTGCCGGGGCTGATCGTTGCGAAGTGGGTGGAGGCGCGAATGCGTTAAGCGATTGTGGTTTGGGTTAGGTAATCGCGCGTCAATTACCACCGGCAATGGAACAGCGGGTGCCCTCGATCATCAACGCTCTTCTGATCTTCGGTTTGGCTGAGGGTTGCTATCGATCCGCGAGGAGACTCAAGTGGAAGCATCTTTTGCCTTGTCCGCTAAAGCCTTTGATGCATCACCCACCTGAATGACAGAGCGACTCGATCTAAACAAACCTGATACCTGATCTGCAAGTCGTTGCTCCTCGTGATCCTGTTGCCATTCCCAAACGAGGCATCCGAGCTCGTCGATAGGGTTGCCGGTCTGGATACAATCGACGATCACGTACCAGTGCGAGCTTTTGGTGTCGTACTTGTGCTTCCTGCCAATGCTGCTCGCTGCTGCGCGTGATTTCTCGCTCAAATGGTCAACTACAACGTAAGTCAGGCCTCCGGCCGTGGTTGGGATCGAAAATGCCTTAAGTGCCTTTCCTGCGGCTACCTCTTTTCGAAGTTGGGTGATATGCGCCGCCATGTCGCGAAGCATCTCACTCGAGAAGTCGTAGAGATCGACCACCACCGCGGCGATTTCTGGCCCCTTGGATCTCAGCTCCCTCAGGAGATCGGTGACAATCGGTATATCGATGCGCTCCAAGATCCCTTTCGGGCGGATACCCTCCACCCCCACATCGAAGGGCATCATGAAGTCGTCGACCGGCTGCGCGTAATCCCGGTCGATGGCCAGACCGTGGAACTCATCTGGCAGGGCCAACTTGTGCGTCAGGTGGAAGCCTATGAAGCAGTGCTCGCTTTCCGACATGACTTGGTCGTACAGATCAGAGCGGCTCTTCAGGTAGAAGATCATGTCGATCGGGTTCGGAAAGAGCCGGGCGGCACAGTCCAAAACTCCAAGATCCCAGATGACAGGCGCAATCTCCTTCTCGCGTTCTAGAAGGCTACGGGCCAGCATGGTTACCGCGGGAAAGTGGTCACTCAGGACCACCATCGGGAACAACCGGTTCACACGGCGCACTTCGATCTTGGTTCCGTCAGACCGAACGCAAGTGGCACCCATTCTAATCAACCGTGCGCACGTCAGCGCCTGGCCGTAGGGGGCCTGGATAGCGTCACGGAAATCCCGGCGCAATGCGGCCTTGTCACCCGCCCGAGCCTGCATGGTGATCCGCTTGGACTTCGCTTGGACGACCAGCACGAACTCTCCGTACGTGACGAGGATGTCGATCTCACCCGCCTTGTCCTTCGTCCCACTGTAGAGGGTCACGTTCTCATGGACGTTCTCCGACCCGAACACGGATCGAAGGATTTGCGCCGCGGTAGCCTCAAGAAAAGTGCCGCGGTTAGCCTTCGCGATTTCCATGTAGTTCTCATCCCGCAACATCCAGTAGAAGGGGCTCTCATAGAGCGTTTCGAAGAGCCGGTACTGATTAGGAACGTAGAGGAAATCGCCGATCCGAACGATCGGACAGATCATGGCCTCGTTGATCGCAAACGGATCCGTGAAGCCGAGGTTGGTCGCGGTCACATTGATCGCGAACAGTCGGTCGAACGCGTCCGCCTTGCCTTTGAACTTTCGTCGAATGTCCGCGAGCGGGATCATTAGGCTGTTGGTCAGGTCACCGCTATTCAGGGCGGTGCCCGACTTACGGAGGTGACCGACCACTGACATCTGTCGGTTGATCCGGTCCGAGATGAACCGGGCGATTTCGATCATCGGGAGGATAGAGATACCCTTACTTCGCAGAAGCCAGTCGCCGTCGCGCCGGTATCTTTGACGGATAAACGGTGGGAACTGATGGAGATAGAAACTTTCTGCAGCGTAATAAATGGCTTCGCGGGCCATCGGACCGACAACATCAAGGGGGTTCTCAACCTCAAGCAAGTTTGCGGGCAGCGCAGATTTGACGTCGATCATGACGCGGTCGTGAAGCTCCCGAAGAAGCCGGTCAGCCTCCGACATGAAGATCGAGGCGTAGCCGAGCACAGTATGTGTTCGATCAGACTCAGACTGGACTGCCAATCCCAGCAGGAGCATCAATTCCGGCTTGTTTAGGCGGGAAGTCGACCAACGGTGTTCCGGATCATCGACGACGGTTCGCTCTTGCGTGTCGATCGTATAGACCCAGTCGCGGAAGATGATCTCTGAAATACCGTGTATTGCTCCGTCTGAGGTCGCAAGGCTACGCAAGTCTGCAAAGATTTCCGCTGAAGGACGCGGCTCTGGTTGAAATTCGGTCATTATCGGTTCCGCCATTGTCGGCCCATGAATATCTCCGATTCTGGCTCGGATCAGCGCTCGCAACATAGCGAATTATAACAGGTTCGGCATGCCCACCTTCCGCGAGACAATCCTCGCCGCGCTGCACGCGCGGCTCTCGGCGCTGCCCGCGACCGCCCTGCGCGGCGAGGTGCTGCCTGAGCGCGTGCCGGCCGTTGGCCTGCTGGTCCTGCGGGATGGCGAGCCGGGTGAACCCGAGGTGACATTATCGCCGCTCACCTACCACTACCAGCATCGCGCCGAGATCGAGGCTATCGTGCAGGGCATCGCCCGTGACGCCGCCTTCGACACGCTGACCGCCAGCATCGGCACGGCGCTCGCAGCCGACCGCACGCTGGGCGGGCTTTGCGACTGGGTCGAGGCGGAAGCTCCGCGCCCGGTCGATCTGCCCGTCGAGGGCGCGGCCAGCCTGAAGGCCGCCGTGATCCCGGTGGTTCTGCATTATTCCACGGCCGACCCGCTGGCCTGACCCCGACAACCCGAGGAGAATACCATGGCACGAGCCCAGGGGGCGCGGGCGCTGATGGCGCTTGCGTTCGAGACGACCTATGGCACGCCGCCGGCCAGCGGCTACACGCGGATGCCGTTTGCCAGCACCACGCTGGGGGCCGAGCAGCCGCTCCTGAACTCCGAGCTGCTCGGCTATGGCCGCGATCCGCTGGCGCCGATCAAGGACGCGCTGACGGCGGATGGCGACATGGTCGTGCCGATCGACGCCAATGCCTTCGGCTTCTGGCTGAAAGGAGCGTTCGGGGCGCCGACAACCACCGGCACCGCGCCCGGGCCCTATAGCCACGAGTTCCGCTCGGGCGGCTGGGTGCTGCCCTCGATGGCCATCGAGGTCGCCATGCCCGAGGTGCCGCGGTTCGCCATGTATGCGGGCTGCGTGGTCGACCAGCTCTCGTTCCAGATGCAGCGCGCGGGGCTGCTGACCGCCACCGCCCGGCTGGTCGCGCAGGGCGAGGCGCTGGCCGCGACTACCGGGGCGGCCACACCGGCGGCACTCGACCTGCTGCGCTTCGGCCATTTCAACGGCATGGTCACCCGGAACGGCACGGCGCTCGGCAATCTCGTCACCGCCGAGGTGACCTATGCCAACAACCTCGACCGGATCGAGACCATCCGCGCCGATGGTCGCATCGACGGCGCCGACCCCGGCATGGCCGCACTCACGGGCCGGATGGAGGTGCGCTTCGCCGATCAGGTGCTGGCCAACCAAGCCATCGCCGGAGACGCCTGCGAGATCGAACTCGGCTGGACGCTGCCCTCGGGCGAGAGCCTGACCTTCACGATCCACGCCGTCTACCTGCCGCGCCCGCGCATCGAGGTGCCCGGCCCGCAGGGCATCCAGGCCACCTTCGACTGGCAGGCGGCGGTCGATCCGGTGCTGGGGCGGATGTGCACGGTGACGCTGGTGAACGAGAGGGAGACGTACTGATGCTGACGCTGGACCTGACGAATGCGCCGCGCTGGCTCGACCTGCTGCCCGGGGTGCGGCTGAAGCTGCGCCCGCTGACCACCGCGCTGATGGTCTCGGCCCGGGCCGACCCAGTGGTCGAGGCCATGCCGCCCGAGGCCACGACCGAGGAACTGGCGCTCGCCATGGCCAAGGCCGTGGCGCGGCGCGCGGTGCTCGAGTGGGAAGGCATCGGCGATGCCGAGGGCAACCCGGTCAGCGTGACGCCCGAGGGGATCGACGCGCTCCTCGAAATCTGGCCCGCCTTCGAGGCCTTCCAGGCGGCCTATGTGGCGAAGGGCCTGCTGCTGGAACAGGAAAAAAACGCCTCTGCGCCCTCGCCGAGTGGTCCTACGGCGGGGGCGAAAGCTACTGCGCGGCGTGTCCGCAAGCCTGCCCGGACTGCCCGGCAGGGCTGAACCGGCCGCTCTCCCTTGAGGGCACACAGGTCTGGGACCTCGCGCAGCGCCTCGGCGGCCAGCTGCGAATCCTCCCCGGCGCGGTGATCGGCTGGGACATGGGCGCGGCGCTCAGCCTCGGCCGCGCGCTGGGTGTCCCGCCTTTGGCCATGGCCGAGTTCCTGCCGCCCATCGAGGCCGTGATGGTGCGCAAGACCAACGAAACCCTTGCCGCCGAGCGCGGCTGACCCCTCCACGAGGCGACCCCAATGACGGAAAAGCGTGTCAGCGTCCGCCTTGCGGCGGTGGGCGGTCGGCAGGTGCGTGCCGAACTGGAAGGTGTCGGCGAAGCGGGTGCGCGCGGCTTCGGTCGACTGTCGCGCGAGATGGAGCTGGCCAACACCCGGCTCGCCGCTTTCGCGCGGCGCGCGCGGATCGCGGCGGCGGCGGCAGCCGGGGCGCTTGCGGCGGCGGCCACGGCGATGATCCGCTCGGGGCTGTCCGTCGTGGATGCGCAGGCCAAGCTCGCGGCCTCGCTGGATACGACAGTCGAGAGCATCCAGGTGCTCGAACGCGCGGGCGATCTGGCGGGCGTGTCCATGGGCCAGGTCGAACAGGCGGCGATGCAGCTGACGCGGCGGCTGAGCCAGGCCGCCGCCGGGGCCGGACCTGCGACGGAAGCCCTTCGCCGCCTGCGGCTGTCGGCGGGAGAACTGCAGGCCCTGCCGCTCGACCAGCGGATCGCGCTGATCCAGGACCGGCTGGCGGACTTCGTGCCCGAGGCAGAGCGCGCGGCCATCGCCTCGCAGCTCTTCGGCGACCGTGCGGCGCTCGTGTTCACACGGATCGATACCGCCACGCTGCGTCAGGCGACACAGGATGTGCGGGATTTCGGCGTCGTCGTCAGCGAACAGGACGCGCGCCAGATCGAGCGGACCAACGACGCCATCTCGCGCCTCGGCCTGATCTGGCGCGGGCTGTCGAACCAGCTGGCCGTTGCCGCCGCGCCCGCGCTGGAGGCTGTCGCCGATGCCATGGCGGCGGTGGCGCGCACCACCGGGCCGCTCGGCATCGCGATCCGCATGCTCTTCGACAACCTTGGCCGACTTGTCAGCATCGCGGGCACATTCGCCGCCCTGATGGCCGGGCGCTGGGTCGCGGGGCTGGCGGCTGCGGCGCTGTCGGTGCGCGGGCTAGCCACTGCGCTCGTGGTCCTGCGCGGCGCGCTGATCCGCACTGGCATCGGGGCGCTGATCGTCGGCGCAGGGGAACTGGTGTATCAATTTTCCCGCCTTGTCACGGGCGCCGGGGGTTTCGGCAATGCGCTGGAGCTGATGGGCAATGTCGCCCGCGCGGTCTGGGACGGCATCAAGACGACCATGGGCTCGCTGGTCGACGACTTCCGGGCTCTGCGCGCGGATATCGAGGGCATCTGGACCCGCCTGATGGCTTTCCTTGCGGGGAAATGGGCCGACTTCCTCGGGATGATCGGGCCGACCTTCAATGCCGTGGCCGACCGGATCGGCGCGGATTTCCAGATCGACTGGTTCGGCGCGCAGTCCTGGGCCTCGATGCTGGATCATGCCGCCAGCAACGCGGGCACTATGGCCGAGCGGTTCCGCCAGCGGGCAGCGGACACCCGCGCGGGAGCCTTCGACGGGGTGCGCGAGGCCGTCACCGCGCTGGTCGAGGCCGTGCGCGGGTCGGGCGAGGAAACCGAAGGCGCACTCGATGCCGCTGCCGCCGGGGCCCGGCGCGTTGCCGAGGCGCTGGACGAGGCGGAGACCTCGGCAGGCCGCGCGGGCGCCGCTGGGCGGCAGGCAGGGGCGGACACCGCCACCGGCGCCGAGGACGCCGTCACCGGATGGCAGGCGGTCACCGCCGCGCTCGCCGACTATGCCGCAAGAGCGCGCGAGATCGGCGCGGATATCGGCCAGGCGCTCGTGGGAGCGTTCGGCGCGGCCGAGAACGCGGTCGCTGACTTCGTGCGCAAGGGCAAGTTCGACTTCCGCGATCTGGTGACCTCGATGATCGCCGATCTGGCCCGGCTCGCCGCGCGGCGCTTCATCCTCGGCCCGCTGGCGGGGCTGCTCTCGGGCGTGCTCGGCGGCGCCGGGGGCATGTTTGCCTCGGTCCTGCATGCGGGCGGCACGGTGGGCGCTCCCGGTCCCGGCCGGATGGTCCCGGCACTGGCCTTCGCGGGCGCGCCGCGGATGCACTCCGGCGGCTGGGTCGGACTGAAACCCGACGAGGTGCCCGCGATCCTGCAGCGCGGCGAGCGGGTGCTCTCGCGCCGCGAGGCTGCGGGATATGGCGGGCGCGGCACCGCGCCCTCCGTCAACGTCACAATCATGACCCGCGACGCGGAGAGCTTCCGGCAATCGCGGACGCAAGTCGCCGCCGACATCGCCCGCGCGGTGTCGATGGGCCGCCGCGGTCTCTGAGGATCCCTAGCATGGCGTTTCACGAAGTCCGGTTTCCGGACGCGATCAGCCGTGGCGCGCGCGGCGGGCCCGAGCGGCGCACGCAGGTGGTCGAGCTGGCCTCGGGCGACGAGGAGCGTAACGCCAGCTGGGCGAACTCGCGTCGCCGCTACGACGTCGCCTATGGCATCCGCCGCGCCGACGATCTCGCAGCAGTGGTCGCGTTCTTCGAGGCGCGCAATGGCAGGCTCCACGGCTTCCGCTTCAAGGACTGGGGCGACCACAAGTCCTGCCTGCCCTCGGGCACGGCCTCGCCGCTGGATCAGCCGCTCGGCACTGGCAATGGCGTCCGCACGACATTCCCGCTGGCGAAGCGCTACGCCTCCGGCCCGCAGTCCTGGACGCGCGCCATCGCCAAGCCCGTCGCGAGCACCGTCCGCGTGGCACTCGGCGGGACCGAGCAGCTCTCGGGCTGGTCGGTCGACACCATGACCGGCCTCGTCACCTTCGGCTCGGCCCCCGGCGCGGGCGTCCCCGTCACCGCGGGCTTCGAGTTCGACACCCCCGTCCGCTTCGACACCGACACGCTCGACGTGACGCTCGACCTCGAGCGCCTCGGCTCGATCGCCTCCATCCCGCTCCTGGAGATCCGCCGATGAACGACAGCGGCAGCTTCATTCTCGGGGTGCTGCGCGATGTCCTGACGTCCGCCGCGGTCATCCTCGCCGCCTGGGGCGCGCTTGGCGGCGCGACCAACGCACTGACCACCCGCATGCGCCTGCGTGACGCGATCCGGCACATCCTCCTCGGCGGGATCATTGCGGCCGGGATGGGCAGTCTCTCCATGGCCATCGTCGCCCGCTGGCTCGACCTGCCGCCCGAGACGGTGGCGGCGGGCGGGGCGGCAGGCTCCGCCGCCTATCTCGTCGGCGTCTTCGGCCCGGCCTTCATCGAGGTCGCGCTCGCCCGCCTGCGGGGCAAGGGGGGCAAGGACGATGCCTGAGCTCCTGCGTCTCGCGCGCCTGATCCGCTGCGACAGCCCCAGCCCCGGGCGCCAGTTCGCCCATCGCCTCCGCGTCGGCCTCGTCGTCGCGGGGCTGATCCTCCTCCTCTCGCTCCTGAGGTGACCCCATGCAGACGACGACCAGGACCACGGATCGCGGCCAGCTGGCGCTGATCCGCCACGAGGGCATTGTGCCCGGACCCTATCTCGACGTGAAAAACGTCTGGACCTTCGGCATCGGTCACACCGCCGAGGCCGGGCCGCCGGACCCCGCAAGCATGCCCCGCGGCATGCCCGCCGACACGCAAGCCGGGATCCGCGAGGCCTTCGGGCTGTTCCGGTCGGACCTCGCCGCCTACGAGGCCGAGGTGCGCCGCGCCGTGAAAGTCCCGCTCGCCCCGCACGAGTTCGACGCGCTGGTGAGCTTCCACTACAACACCGGCGGCATCGCCAAGGCCGCGCTGACCCGGCACCTCAACGCGGGCGACCGTGCGGCGGCGGCCGAGGCTTTCCTCAACTGGCGCAGGCCCGCCTCGATCATCCCCCGCCGCGAGTCCGAGCGCGATCTCTTCCGCCACGGCCGCTATCCGGGCGGGTCGATCCCCGTCTGGTCGGTCGACCGCAACGGTCGGGTCGACTTCTCGCGGCCCATCCGGCGGCTGACCGAGACCGAAGCGCTGGCCTTCATGCGCCCGCAGCCCGCGCCACTGGCACCCGTCATGCCGCGACATCCCGAACCCCCGGCCAGCTGGCTTGCCCGGCTGGCCGCTGTCTTCGCCAACCTCACCCGGAGGGTCTGACCCATGCACTACATCCGTCCCCGATCCCTGACCTGGTGGGCCGGCCTCATGGCCGTTGCCACCGGCACCGCCAATCTGGCGCTGCCCGCGAGCGGCCCGCCCGCCGAGCTCGCCCGGCTGGTCACGCTGCTCTCGGGCTCCGGCGACGCCTCTCCTGCGGCGCTGATCGCGCTCGGCCTTGGCCTGATCGGTCTGCGCGACCGGCTCGAGCGTGGGTTCCACGGTCGTGATTGAGTTCCTTATCGGCATGACCCTCGGCGGGGTCATCGGCGTCACCGTCGTCGCGCTTTGCGTGGCAGCGTCGCGGGAGGATGGGCCATGAAGACCCTTCCTCCCGCCCTGCAGGCGCATCTCGACGATGGGACCACGACGCTGGCCTGGTGCTGGCGGATCACACGCGCCGATGGCGTGGCCTTCGGCTTCACAGACCACGACCGGACGCTGACCTTCGAGGGGACCGACTTCGAGCCCGAGAGCGGGTTCACCGCCTCCGAGGTGCGGGCGGGCTCCGATCTCTCGGTCGATGCGCAGGATGCCGAAGGGGTTCTGTCGTCGGACCGCATCACCGAGACCGACATTCTCGACGGTCGCTGGGACAATGCCGAGGTCGAGCTCTGGCGGGTGAACTGGGCCGATCCCGGCCAGCGCGTGCTGCTGCGCCGGGGCGCCATCGGCCAGGTCCGGCGCGGCCGGGTGGCCTTCGTGGCTGAGGTCCGGAGCCTTTCGCATGTGCTGGGTCAGACGGTCGGGCGGACGTTTCAGGCGGGCTGCGACGCCGCGCTGGGCGATGGCCGCTGCGGCGTGAACCTCGAGGCGGCGGCGTTCCGGGGCACGGGCGCGGTCACGGACCTACTGCGCGACCGGGCGTTCACGGCCTCGGGGTTCGGCGCCTTCGCGGCGGGCTGGTTCGCGCATGGCACGGTTGAATGGACCTCCGGCGCCAATGCGGGACGGCGGGCCGAGGTGCTTGCGCATGATCTGGTCGATGGGCTGGCCGTCCTGACGCTGCTGGAAGCACCGGTGCGCCCTATCGGTGAGGGCGACAGCTTCATCGCGCGGGCGGGCTGCGACAAGCGCGTCGCCACCTGCAGCGCGAAGTTCGGCAATGTCACCAATTTCCGGGGCTTCCCGCACATTCCGGGGCAGGACACGATCCTGCGCTACGCCTCGCGCGACGGCGGGCATGACGGGGCGGTGCTGTGACAGCGCCGCGCGCCGCCGCCGATCCGGCGCTTGTCATCACCATCGCCTGCGCCTGGCTGGGCACGCCCTACCACGACCAGGCGAGCCTCAAGGGCGTCGGCTGCGACTGTCTCGGGCTTGCGCGTGGCGTCTGGCGCGAGGTGGTCGGGCCGGAGCCCTTTCCGATCCCGCCCTACAGCCGGGACTGGGGCGAGATCGGGCCGCGTGAGGTTCTGGCCGAGGGCGCGCGCGCCGTGATGATCGAAATGCCGCCCGCAGAGGCCGGGCCCGGCGCGCTGGTCTTGTTCCGCATGGATAGCCGCGCCATCGCCAAGCATGTCGGCATCCTGACCGGGCCCGGAACCTTCCTGCATGCCTATGAGCGGCTCGGGGTGATCGAAGAACCGCTCACTCCATCCTGGCGCCGGCGCATCGCCTTCGCCTTCCTGTTCCCCGCCGGAGACTGATCGCAGCCATGGCCACCCTCGTTCTCGGCGTCGTCGGCTCCAGCATCGGCATGGGCTTCGGCGGCGCGATCCTCGGCCTCTCCGGTGCCGCCATCGGCGGGCTGATCGGCTCGACCGTGGGTTCGGTCATCGACAGCTGGATCATCTCCTCCCTCGCCCCCACCCAGCGCATCGAGGGCGCGCGGCTGGAAAGCCTGCGCATCACCTCCTCGACCGAGGGCGCCGTGATCCCGCGCCTCTACGGCCGCATGCGCATCGGCGGCAACATCGTCTGGGCCACGGATTTCCGCGAGGAGACGAAGACCACGACCCAGCGCGGCGGCGGCAAGGGTGGTGGCGGCGGGAAGGTCCGCACGACCGAGTATCTCTACTACGCCAGCTTCGCCGTTGCCCTGTGCGAAGGCCCGATCACGGGGATCGGGCGCATCTGGGCCGACGGCAAGCCGCTCGATCTTAGCGGCATCACGATGCGCTGGTATCCGGGCGACGAGGCGCAGGCGCCGGACCCGTTCATCACGGCGAAGATGGGCGCGGCCAATACGCCCGCCTATCGCGGCACGGCTTATGTCGTCTTCGAGGAACTGCCGCTGGCGGAGTTCGGGAACCGGATCCCGCAGCTCTCCTTCGAGGTGTTCCGCCCGCTGGCCGATCCCGACACGGCCGAGGGGCTGACGCGCGCAGTGACCATGATCCCGGCCTCGGGCGAGTTCACCTATGCGACACAGGCGATCCGCAAGACCACGGGCGGTGCCTTCGGCGGCACCAGCGGCGGCACCACCACCGCCGAGAACCTGAACGCGCTGCCCGACACGACGGACATCGTCGTCGCCCTCGACCGGCTGCAGGCCATGGCGCCTGCGGTGGAGAGCGTCAGCCTCGTCGTTGCCTGGTTCGGCACCGACCTGCGCGCGGGCAACTGCCAGATCAGGCCGGGCGTCGAGGTGGCGGCGAAAGCCACGACCCCGCGGGTCTGGTCGGTGAACGGCGTCGGCCGCTCTGCCGCCCGTCTGGTCAGCCGCGACAGCGAGGACCGCCCGGTCTACGGCGGCACACCCTCAGACTTTGCCGTGGTGCAGGCGATCCAGGAGATGAAGGCGCGCGGCCTGCGCGTGACCTTCTATCCCTTCATCCTGATGGATGTCCCGCCCGGCAATACGCTGCCCAACCCCTACAGCGACAACGCCGCCGAGACCGGCCAGCCGGTGTTTCCCTGGCGCGGGCGGATCACCTGCTCTCCCGCGGCCGGGTTCACGGGCAGCGTGGACAAGACCGGCACGGCGACAACGCAGGTCGCGAGCTTCTTCGGCAGCGCAACCCCCGCGAACTTCGTCGTCTCGGGTGAGACCGTCGGCTGGACCGGCCCGGCCGGAGACTGGGGCCTGCGCCGCATGATCCTGCACTACGCCCATCTCTGCAAAGCGGCCGGGGGCGTCGACGCCTTCCTGATCGGCTCGGAGATGCGCGGGCTGACCACGATCCGCTCGGGCGCGTCCGCCTATCCAGCCGTGCAGGCCTTCCGCGATCTCGCCGCCGCCGTGCGGCAGATCCTCGGGGCTGGCACGAAGATCAGCTACGCCGCCGACTGGTCGGAATATTTCGGGCATCAACCGGGCGATGGAAGTGGCGACGTGTTGTTCCATCTCGACCCGCTCTGGGCCGACGCCAACACCGACTTCATCGGCATCGACAACTACATGCCGCTCTCGGACTGGCGGGATGGCTTCGACCATGCCGATGCCCTCGCAGGCTGGCCCGCGATCCATGACCGGGGCTACCTGCAGGCCAATATCGCGGGCGGCGAGGGCTTCGACTGGTTCTATGCCTCGGAGGCCGATCGCTCGGCGCAGCTGCGCACGCTCATCACCGATGGCGCCGTCGGCAAGCCGTGGGTCTTCCGCTACAAGGATCTGCGCGCCTGGTGGTCCGAGCCGCATTTAAACCGCCCGGGTGGGATCGAGAGCGCGACGCCCACCGCATGGGTGCCGCAGTCGAAGCCCGTCTGGTTCACGGAACTCGGCTGCCCTGCCATCGACCGGGGCACCAACCAGCCGAACGTCTTCTTCGACCCGAAGTCGTCCGAGAGCTTCACGCCGCACTTCTCGCGCGGCTGGCGCGACGACGCGATCCAGCGGGCCTATCTCGAGGCGACTTATCTCTGGTGGGGCGAGGCCGCGAACAACCCGCTGTCCTCCATCTACGGCGGCCCGATGGTGCATGTGCCCGAATGCGCCGCCTGGACCTGGGACGCGCGGCCCTATCCCTTCTTCCCCGCGCTGACCGGCGTCTGGACCGATGGCCCGAACTGGCGGCTCGGTCATTGGCTGACCGGGCGGCTGGGGGCGGTGTCGCTCGCCGCGCTGGTTCGCCACCTCTGCCTGCGCGCCGGGTTGCCCGCCCAACGCATCGACGTCTCCGGCCTCTGGGGCGCGGTCGAGGGCTATGTCATCGGCGCGCTGGAAAGTCCCCGCGCCTCGATCACCACGCTGGCGCGGCACTTCGGCTTCGATGCGGTGGAGAGCGGCGGGGTGATCCGCTTCGGCATGCGCGGCCGCGCGGCTGTTGCGGAACTGGGCGCCGACGACCTGGTCGCCACCCCCGATCCGCGCGCCGAGGGGTTGGAACTGACCCGCGCGCAGGAGACCGAACTGCCCCAGGCGCTGAAGTGGCAGCTGGCACGGGCCGACGAGGATTACGATGCCGCACAGGTCGAGGCGCAGCGGATCACCGTCTCCGCGAGCCGCATCGCCTCGGAAGCCTTCCCCATGGCGGTGGCGCCCGAGGAGGCCGAGCGCCGCTGCCGGCGCGCGCTGATGGAGGCCTGGATCGGCCGCGAGACCGCAAGCTTCCGCCTGCCACCCTCACGCCTGGCACTGGACCCGGCCGACGTGATCCGGCTTGTCCACGACGGGCGCAGTCTCGATTTCCGCCTGCTCTCCACTGCCGATGCCGAGGCGCGGGGCATCGAGGCGATCCGCCAGGACCGTGCCGCCTACGACCTGCCGCCCGGCGATCTGCGCCCCGCCACGCTCGCGCGCCCGCTGGTGCTGGCCGCGCCGGACGTCGCCTTCCTCGACCTGCCGCAGCTGACCGAGGACCAGCCCGCGCACAGGCCCTTCCTCGCCGCCCATGCGCGCCCCTGGCCGGGGGAGCTGGCGGTCTTCCGCAGCCCCGGCAGCGACGGGTTCGAACTGCTGACCACCGTGCCCGCCCGGGCGCGGATGGGGGTGCTGGTCTTCGACTTCTGGCTTGGCCCGGTCTCGCGCTTCGATCTCGGCAATGCCCTGACGCTCGACCTTTTCACCGGCTCGCTCGAAAGCGTCACCGATCTGGCCCTGTTCGGCGGGGCCAATGCGCTGGCTGTCGAGAGTGCGCCCGGGGTCTGGGAGATCGTCCAAGCAGGCGCGGCCGAGCTGATCGCGCCGGGTCGCTACCGGCTGACCCGCCTCCTGCGTGGTCAGCGCGGCACCGAAGGCGCGATGGGCAATCCGGCTCCCGCCGGGGCGCGCGTTGTTGTCCTCGACAGCACGCTCGCCCTTCTGCCCATCGCGCTCGGTGACATCGGCCTGCCGTGGAACTGGCGCGTGGGCCCGGCAACGCGGCCGCCCTCGGACGAGACCTATGTGGCGCAGCCCTTTACGCCCGCGGGCACCGGACTGCGCCCCTTCGCGCCGGTCCATGTCGCGCAGCCCTGGCGGCAAGCGCGCGCGCCCGGCGATCTCACCATCCGCTGGACCCGGCGCTCCCGCGCGCTCGAAGCCGATGCCTGGGAACAGGTCGAGGTGCCGGTGGGCGAGGAACTTGAGGGTTATGAGATCGAGATCCACGACGGTGCATCCGTGAAGCGCGTTCTGAGCAGCGGCACGACCTCCGTTCTCTACACAGCCGCCCAGCAGACGATCGACTGGGGCGCGCCGCTCGCGCCCGGTGACACGCTCGCCCTCCGCATCTTCCAACTATCCGCCCGCCTCGGGCGCGGCGCTCCAGCCAGCGTCACGCTGCAGTTCTGATCCGCTCCCACAGGAAACCCGATGTCCGACACCACCACCCATCTCGGCCTGCCGTATCTCATGGCCGCGCAGGCGCAGAAGCATGTCACCCACAATGAGGCGCTGCGGCTGCTCGACGCCATGGTGCAGCTGGCCGTCCTCGACCGCACCCGCACCGCGCCGCCCGCGAGCCCAGCCGATGGCGACCGCCATCTCGTGGCTTCGGGCGCGACCGGGCTCTGGGCGGGCTGGGATCTGAACGTGGCCTTCCGGGTCGACGGCGCGTGGATCCGGCTCGTTCCGCGCCCCGGCTGGCTGGTCTGGGTCGCGGATGAGGCTGCCTTCCTCGTCTGGTCCGGCTCCAGCTGGGCCAGCGTGGGCGAGCCGCGCGATGTGCCCGACAGCGTCTTCAGTCTCGTCAACGACGCCGATCCGACCAGGAAGGCCGTGTTCTCGCTGGCCTCGATCTCCACCGGCCAGACCCGAACCTACACGCTGCCCAACACCTCGAGCGAGTTGGCGATCCTCGCGGGCACCCAGACATTCAGCGGCAATAAGACCTTCTCCGGCACGCTGACCGCCTCAGGGGGAACGGCGACCCTCGGCACATCGACCGGCACCGCCACCTATGGCGTCGGCACCGGCGCCACCACCAACGGCACCACCAAGACCGTGAACATCGGCACTGGCGGCGCGTCCGGGTCGAACACGGTCGTCAACATCGGCTCGGCCACCGCAGGCGCGGGCGGCACTACCGTGATCAACACGCCCACGGTCACCTTCGCCAACAGCGTCTCGCAGGTCGGCATGCCCCAGGCGAACCTGACCGCGCAAACGCTGGGCCTCGGCTGGGCCACGGCCGACGCCTTCAACCGCTTCTCGATCAACACGCCCGCGATGCTGTTCAACCACGCTGGCAACGGCATCGAGGCGACCTTCAACAAGAACGCCCCCGGCGACGATGCCGCCTTCGCCTTCAAGACCGGCTTCTCGGCGCGCGCCCTGATCGGGCTTCTGGGCAACGACGACTTCAGCTTCAAGGTCAGCCCGGACGGATCGGCCTACTACGACGCGATCCGCATCGACCGCGCCAGCGGCCGGGTGGAACTCCCCGAGCCCATGGTCCTGCCCGGACGCGCGACGCCGCCCGATCCGCCGCCTGCAGGCCGCATCCATCTCTATGCCCGTGACCGGGCGGGGTCAGCCTGGCTTGAGGTCATGCGCCCCTCGGGGCGGCTCTTCCCGCTGCAGCCGCATTTCGGGGTGAACCGGATCGCCTACTGGGCCCCGTCCTCCGGCACCACAATCAACGCGATCGGCATGCCGCGGACGGGCGTCGGCACCGCCTCCACGCCCGGCCTCGCCACCACCAACCTCTCGACCTCCATGCGCCGCTGGCGGATGACCAGCGCCGCCACGGTAGATGCCGCGGCCGAGGAACGCTCCGCCGGCTGGGTCTGCTGGCGCGGCAATGCCGAAGGCTTGGGCGGCTTCACCTATGTGAACCGGCTCTCGCTCACCACGCTGCAGCCCACCGGCATGGGGTTCTTCGGGCTGATGGGGTCCACCGCCGCGCTGGCCACGACGCTCGCGCTCTCTGCCGTCGTCAACGCCATCGGCATCGGCTTCCAGCGCGGCACACATGCCAACTGGCAGATCGTCCACAACTCCGGATCCGGCGCGCCCACGCTGATCAATCTCGGCGCCAGCTTCCCCGTCGATGCGCCCACAAACGTCCTGACGCTCTTCCTCTACGCCGCCCCCAACGCGACTTCCGTCTGGGTCCGGGTCGTCGAGGAAGTCTCCGGCGCCATCGCCGAGGTCGAGATCACCGCGAACCTCCCCGCCGCCACCCAGCTTCTGAGCCCCCGCAACTACATGAACACCGGCAGCACCGCCGCCGCCGTCGCCTATGACTGCAGCGGCGTCTACGTGGAGACCGACTATTGAGCGGCCAGCCGGGGCTGTCGAGACGCCCGCGTCGATCAGTGGGTCAACGCGCTTACTCTCCGCAACCCACTGACGAACAACTGGACTACGCCCGCAGGCCACGCCTGATGTCGCGTTGAACACGCCGAGGAGCTGTGAGAAATGACCCCGAAGCACCCAGACATCATTGTCATGCTCACCGGCCACGACGGTAACGCCTTCGTGGTTCTTGGTCGCTGCTGCCAAGCCGCGCGCGAAGCCGGACTCTCGGAGGAAGAAATCACGACATTCATGGCTGAGGCCACGGCGAGCGATTACGACCATCTCCTGCAGACTGCCATTCGCTGGTTCGAGGTCCAGTAGCGACAGCCGATCAAGCGATGTGAGGGTGGCGGGTGCCCCACCATACGATTTGGCGGCATGCACCGGCGCCGCAGTCAATGCGCGCAGAAGGTCAAGTCTGATGACATGACCGGGCGTCTGACGTAGTTACGGATAATCACGAGCAATTCGGAGAACTTGCATGAAGGCTGCCGAGACCCGCGTCGACCGCTTTCTGGCCAGCAGCGAGACGGCATTCGCCATCCCTGTCTACCAGCGCAACTACGATTGGACGCGGGTTCAGTGTCAGCAGCTGTTCAATGACATCCTCAGCGTAGGCGCGGACGACAGCCTTTCCGGTCACTTCATCGGCAGCATCGTGTACGTGCATGACGATGTCTACACAGTCTCCGGTCTTCGGGAGCTGACGATCATCGACGGGCAGCAGCGGCTTACCACGCTGACCCTGATCTTCATCGCCCTGTATCGACATGCCATCGCCGCCGGACGGGAGCAGCAAGCCCAGCGTATCTACAAGACGTTCCTGATCAACGAGTTCGCCGAGGATGCCGAGAAGCTGAAGTTGAAGCCAACCGACAACAACAAGGTTGCGCTCGCACAGATCATGGACCCTAAAGAGGCCGTGAAGGTCAGTGGATACTCACGGCTGGTCGAGAATTTCCGCTTCTTCGAGAGCCGCATCGACGAAGCCAATTTCGACATCGTGCAAAAGGGGCTTACGAAGCTGATCTTCGTCGACATCGCGCTGGAGCGTGGAAAGGACAACCCCCAGCGCATCTTCGAGAGCCTGAACTCGACAGGTCTGGAACTTTCCCAGGCCGATTTGATTCGTAACTACATCTTGATGGGGCTGCCGCGGAAGGAGCAGGAACGGGTCTTTCGGAAATTCTGGGAGCCGATCGAGGCCAACGCGCGAAACCTGGACGTCAACGACAGCCGAGTTTCGGATTTCATCCGCGACTTTCTGACGTTGAAGCAGAAAGACATCCCGAACAAGGGCGCGGTCTACGAGAAGTTCAAGGAGCGCTATCCGCTCCCGAACTCACCGGAACTGATGGAGGCGCTGGAGGAACTGCGCGAGCTCTCCAACGTCTATGCGCGGCTCCTGAACCCGCAGCTCGAGAAAGACACGGTGATCAGCCGTGAGCTGAACTATATCCGGACGCTGGAAATCAACGTCGCGTATCCGTTCCTGATGCCCGTCTACCGAGACTTTGTGGCCGGGGCCATCTCGCGCGACGAGTTCGCCTCGGTCCTCCGACTGGTGCAGAGCTACGTCTGGCGCCGGTTCATTCTGAGCCTGCCGACGAACGCGCTGAACAAGATCTTCATGAGCCTCTACGACCGTGTCGAGCACGGGGACTATCTTGCGTCGATCGAGCGCTCCCTGATGCAGCGTAGCGGCACCCAACGCTTCCCGCGCGATGCCGAAGTCCTTGCAATGCTCAAGGACAAGGACATGTACAGCACCAAGAGCCGCACCCGGACCTATTTCTTCGACCGGCTCGAGAACCACAACAACCGCGAGCCTGTGGACGTCACGATGCCGGGCATCACGGTCGAGCACATCTTCCCGCAGAATCCGGAGCCAGGCTGGCGCAGTGCGCTTGCCTCGGATGAGTATGCCCTGCTGGGCGAGAAGTACCTGAACACGGTGGGGAACCTCACGTTGTCCGGAAACAATGGGCGTCTCGGGAACAAGACCTTCCTTGACAATCGGGACATGAACGAGAACGGGGGCGAGCAGGGGTATCGGTTCAGTCGCTTGTGGCTGAACCGCGACCTGCAGGGACTTGAACGGTGGGGAGTGGAGCAGGTCGAGGCGCGAGCGGACCGTATCGCGCAGCGCTTTCTGGAGGTCTGGCCAGCACCTAGCGTTGGCGTTGCTGCCGATGCCGACACCGACGAAGTGAACATCTTCGACGCCGAGGAGCCGCGCCACAAGCGCCTTGAGTACGCCGTGTTCTTCGGCAGCCGCTTGGAGGTGACCCAGGTTGCAAGGCTGTATGCCGAGGTGTTCGAGCAGCTCCTTGTACTCCAGCCCGAGGCGTTCCATGGCACGAGGCTGGGTGAGCGCGTCCAGCTGAGCTCGGACCCCGGTTTTCTCCGGCAGGCCATTCAGGTTGCGGACGGATATTTCATCGAGGGAAACATCGACAATAAGGGAAAGTTCGACCGGCTGAAGCTGGCGCTTTCGGAGCTTGGCCTAGAGGAAGAACTGTTCGTCAAATACGCCTAGCGCTGTCGGGTGGGCGAAGGCGCGTTGGTGAGATCACTACGCCATCTTTTGTTCGAGGCGGTGCTTGCGCTTTTCCCAGTCAGGCAGCACGCGCTCCAAAAGCTCGAAGAACTCGGGACCGTGGTGCGGCACCGCGATGTGGCAGAGTTCGTGCGTGATGACGTAGTCAATCGCGTCAATCGGTGCCTCGATTAGCCGGCGATTAAGCAGGAGGCGAGATGCCGACGACATTGAGCCCCAACGTTGTCGCAGTTGACGGACGATCAAGCCCTTGGGTCGAAAGTCGTTGGGCACTGGGAAGCGTAGTAGATTCACTTCAAGTCGCTCGACGAATTTTACATGAGCGCGCTTTCGATACCAGGCCTCGACAAGCTCGCGTGTCATCTCGGCCCGCTCGGGCCTATGCGTTTGGACCACGATAAAGCCGCGCACGAGCTTTACCGTTGTCTGAACGTGGGGCACTACTTTCAGTCGATACTGGCGTCCGAGGTACAGATGGGTTTCGCCCGCGACATACTGGCGATCCGGGGTGCGCGGCAGGAACTGGACGAAATACCGCTGCTGGCGCCGGATCCATGCGGCGCGCTTGCGCACTTTCTCCTCGATAGCCGCCAGCTGAGCATCCTGTGGAGCAGCGACCACAACCGAAGCATCGGGCTCTACGGCGATTTCCAGAGTCGTCCGGTCACGGCGCACGATGGAGAAATCGATCCGGTGTTCACCATGTCGGACGCTGTGTCGTTCCATCTTCATCCAGGAAACCGCGCCCGGGCCAGGTCCATGATCTTGAGTTCAAGATCGTCCATCACCTCGACCGTCAGCTCGATGCCGCGCTCATCGCGAAGGACATCAAAGAAGTAATCGTCGATGGCGTTGCGCATCTTGTTCTGAGCGATGTCGTTGGACCAGACGTCGACGATGTGATGGGACTTGATGATGTCGATGATCGTGAGCGCAATGGCGGCAACCTCATCTGCCGCGATCGGTTTACCGTCGTCGGTCGCGAGCACGCCTTCAAGGACCCCGAAGAACGCCTGCCCATCGTCGTTGCCCTTGATCGCATCCGGCACCTCGCGCCCCCGGTCCTTGCGCGCGACCTTGCTGGCCAGATCGACTACGTTCTTGAGGTAATCGCGCTCGGAAATCCGTTTGGCCCGATAGTCGCGGATGGTTTCCTCCAGCAGTTCCGAGAAACTGCGGTAGAAGGTCGGATCCTCCTCCATCTTTTCCGTGATGGTCCGGCGCGTCGCACTGGCGATCCGGTCCGCCCTCGAGGCTTCGGAGACGCCAGTCTCCTCCACGACCGCTTTCAGCGCGTCCGGGTCGTTGATGTTGACCATCTCGATGATCGTCTCGGCCGGCATGGCAACCACATGGTCGTCCAGCAGCTTCTGGATCTTCGGCTCGAACTCCTTGACGTCGACGGTCTCCTGGTAGCGAAGCTGGACCGAGCGCCGCAGCTCGGAGAACTGCTTCCAGTCCTTCTTCATGGCGTCGATCTTCGCCTCGTCGAAGACGTCGAAGAACTTGTCCGACGACAGCGAGATGTGGAGGCAGCGGCTGAACGCCTTCAGTCGTTCATAGAACTCCTGCCGGATCGCCTCATCGGCCAGGAACTGTTCGAATTGCTCCATGTCCTTCTTGTTCTTGATCGGCTTGAACAGATCCCAGAGCTGATCGTGCAGCTGGGGCAGCTTCCGGATCTCCTCGCGGACATCGTGGACCGTGCCGGCGAGATCGGCGGCGTCGAAGCCCTCGAAGGCGCTGTAGGTCGTCAGCGCCGTGTCGAGTTCTCCGAGCAGCCCCTCGTAGTCGATGATGAAGCCGAACTGTTTCTCGGTCGCGCCGTCCTCGTAGAGCCGGTTCACGCGGGCGATCGCCTGAAGCAGGTTATGTTCGCGCAGCGACTTGCACACATAGAGCACGGTATTGCGCGGGGCATCGAACCCGGTCAGCAACTTTGACACGACGATGAGGATCTCCGGATCGCCCGAGCCCTTGAATGCATCGATGATCTGGCGGGTGTATTCGTCCTCGGTCTTGTACCGGGCCATCATCCGCGCCCAGAACCCGCGCACTAGGTCCTTCGATTCCTTGTCGACCTCCTCGTTGCCCTCGTTGTCATCGGGCGGCGAGATGACGATTTCGCTGGTGACGTGCCCGATCTCGTCGAGCACCTCCTTGAAGCGGACGGCCGCTGCCTTGGACGGCGCCACAAGCTGCGCCTTGAATCCCGTGCCTTGCCAGTGCTGGCGGAAGTGCTCCGAGATATCGAAAGCTTTCGCCCGGATCGCCTGGCCCGTCTTTGAGAGCGCGTCCATACGGGAAAACTTGCGCTTCAGGTCGGCCTTCTGGCTCGGGGTCAAGCCCTCGCTGATCTTGTCGAACCACTTGTCGATCACGCCGCCATTGACCTGCTGCTCGACAAGCCGTCCCTCATAGAGGAGCGGCACAACGGCCCCGTCGGCGACAGCCTCGTCGATCGCGTATTTGTGGATCAGGCCGCCGAAGGTCGAGAGCGTATTCTTCTCCTTCTTCAGGAGCGGCGTTCCGGTGAAGCCGAGATAGCAGGCCTTCGGTAGCAGCCTGCGCATTCGCGTGGCGAACTGGCTGTGGCCGCCATAGCGGCCGGTTTGCGAGCGATGGCTTTCGTCGACCAGGACGAACACGTTGGCATCCTCGTCGACATCTTCTGCAGCTTTGGCGGCCGTATCGAACTTGTTGATGATAGTCGTCACAAGCGGTGTCCGGTTTCGGATCAGCTCGATCAGATGGGCGCCGCTGGATGCCCTCACGGGTTCCAGTTCGCAGGACTTGAACGTGTCCTTGATCTGCTTGTCGAGATCGTCGCGGTCGGTGACGATCAGAATGCGCGGATTGGGGACGGCCTTGTCGAGCGCGAGAGAGCGCCCCAGCATCACCATGGTCAGCGACTTGCCCGACCCTTGAGTGTGCCAGATCACGCCACCCTTGCGGCGGCCGTCTAGATTGAACTGGCGGACGCGTTCGACAGCCTTGCGGATCCCGAAGAACTGCTGGTGGCGCGCGACCTTGCGTGCGCCGCCATCGAAAACCGTGAAACGACGGATCAGGTCCAGCAAACGTTCCGGCCGACACATCGCATGGATTGCGCGGTCCTGCGCCGTGATCGCGCGCGCACCTTCGGCGGCTAGGGCTTCGAAATGGGCGCGAGCGAAGGCGAAGTCGCCAGAGAAGACCGCGTCGGCCTCCGCCTCGGTGAGCGGCCGATTGGCAAGCGGATCGATGATCTCGTCCCTGTCTTCCTCGTCCCGCCACGTCTGCCAGAACTGCGGCGGCGTGCCCACGGTGGCGTAGCGCGCCTCGACACGGTTCATCACCATGAGAATTTGCGCGAAGTGGAACAGCTGCGGGATGTTGTCTTCGTTCTGATAGCCGATCAACTGGCTGCGGGCCTTCTTCAGGCTCTCGGTCGGCCGCTTGTTCTCGATCACGAGGAACGGGATGCCGTTCACGTAGGCGACGATGTCGCATCGCTTGGTCTGGGTGCTGGCCGTCCGTTCGACCGAGACTTCGGCCGTGACGTGATAGACGTTGTTGGCAGGCCGCGCCCAATCGACGTAGCGGAACGAATAGGACTTCGAGTCTCCCTGGATCGTCTTGGTGATGGTCGTCCCGAGTACGAGGGTGTCGTAGATGTCCTGGTTGGTCCCGCGCAGGCCCTTCTGCCGGTCAGGTGTGGGCTTGAGCCGCCGGATGGCTTCGTGCGCATCCTCGAGGTCGAAGGGATACTCCCGGCCGCGATGGGTGAAGCTGTTGATCCGCAGAAGCTGGTCCGCAAGAACGTCGTCGAGCACCACATTGCGCAGGCGGCCGCCACGCTGGCGCACAGCCTCGACCTGGGACAGCGGCGTGAACCCCAGCGCCACCAGGAGCTGCAGGGCAGGGATCTGGGACTGGTGCTTTTCGGCGGCGTCGAAGGTCATGGCTTCCACTCCGGATGCTTCGCCGCCTTGTAGAACTTCACACAGGGAGCGTCCGGGCAGCGGCCGAGCGTCTCGCGCGCGGGTTCCAGAATGGCCACAAGCTCGGCGTAGTAAGCCTTCTCGCCAGCCCACGCTTCCGCGACGGTCTGCAGCTCCAGATGCCGCCGATAGACGTAGGAGATGGCGTCAGCCACCTGCACCATCGAGGAATGGTCGGACTTGATCGCGAAGGCGGTGTTGATGATGTGGTCGAACCGATCCTTTTTGCTGCGCTCCAGCCAGACGGTCTTCCCGCGCTTCTTCCCCTGCGCCTGATAGAGGCCATCGAACCAGGTATCGCCCTGATACAGCCCGTCCGACAGCTTCGGCATCTCGCTCTTGTTGTCGTCCATGATGACGACGGTGAGGCCCTTGCTGTTCTTGACGCCTTGCATCCTCTTCTGAACGAGGCACGCCGTATACATGGCTGACGCCAGCCAGTAGTTCGAACCGAAGGGCTGGGCATGGCCTGCGGCGGCGGCCGCATCGAAGGCCGCATAGGAAAGACCATACCCGAAGACCTTGCCGCCATTCTCGACTGCCAACTCGCAGACCGTCTTGAGGAAAGCCTTGCGCTCTGCCGCATCAACCTCCCGCCAACCACCCTTGCCGTTGATGAACCGGCTGGTCTTGAAGTCCGCGCGATTGCCGGGATGGAGCGCGAAGAGGGCCTCCAGCCGCCGGTCGAAATCTTCGGTCTTCTTGCGCAGCTTGTAGGCGTCGACCATCAGCCCCGCCATGACGAAGGCATCGCCCTGATCACGGCCACCGCTTTCGTCGATGTAGATGAACTTCATGGGCTGACCCTCCATTCGCCCGTCAGCAGCTTCTGCATTAGGCCGCGCTTCTGGCGGGAGAGGGCTTCGATTTTCGCCTCGATGGCGGTGAACTCGGCCTGCGATACTTCCACCATCTCGACGAGGGCGGATTGCTCGGCATGATCCATTGGCAGGCGCAACTTGCCTTCGAGGAAGCGGCGATTGGTGATCGCAATGGTGTTCTTGGCGCCCTTTTGGACCAGCGGGTGCAGGTAGTTGCGCACGGCAAGCGGGGACTCGAACAGGGCATCGAGGATAGCGCCGAGCGCGCGCGTTGCGGGACTGAACACACCGTAGAGAGGCGAGACAATCACCTGTTCCGAGATCTTGCTCTGCTTGATGATGCCGAGCGGGAAGTCTCCGGTCGGGCTCTTGGTGTAAACGATGTCGCCAGGCAGGACGCGGTTGTAATGGCTGGTTTCGGCTGCAGCGAAGGACCGGCCGAGGTGCTCGATCTGATTGACAAGGCCCTTGTGGACCGAGACCGAAAAAACCTCCTCCGCGCCAGTGCCTCGCAGCCCGTGTTCGGTCAACACCTCGCCAAGCGTCACCTCACGCCAATCACCTGAATAACCAGGCAGCCTCGTGCGCCCCGTGAACAGATGAGTGCGCATCCAGATTCGACGTTTAAGGTTCGCCGCCCGCAGCGCCTGCAGCTTCTCGATGGCCTCTTCCCATGTCCGAAGGATTTCGGCGATCTTTCGCTGTTCCGGGAGCGGGGGAAGGTCGACGACCTGGTTGGTGATATCGTCCTTCTGAACATGCACAAGGGATGATTTGAACCCGTGCGCATTGGACTCGATCCGGCGTGTAGCGACCTGCAACGCCAGATAGAGCCAGTATTTGTCTACGCCCTTCTTGGGCACGATCCGAAAAATGTGCTGGTTCAGCACTCCCCGAGGTCCAGGCCAGATGGTGGGGCCGAAGGAGACGCCCTTGACCCCTGCCCAGGCGAAGAGCAGATCACCTGGCTCGACAATCCATTTGGGCTTCGGCTCCCCATCGAAGTAGTTGAAGTTCTGCGATCCGTTCAGGTTCTGGATCCGGATGATCGGCAACCCTGACGGACGCCAGTCAGGGGGGCGAAACCCGTTGCCATTGAAGAAGTCGCACAGGGCTCCGATCGACCGGCGGGCATGACCCTCAAACATCGACGCCTAGCTCCTTCAGGTAGCCAGCCATCTTCCCGCGCACCTCAGCCAGCTCGGCCTCGATGGTGTTGATCTGCTTCTGCAGGGCGGCGACGTCGATTTCCTCCTCTGCCTCGAAGGTGTCGACGTAGCGGGGGATGTTGAGGTTGAAGTCGTTCTCGGCGAGCTCCTCGGGGCTGGCGAGGTGGGAGTATTTCGGGGTCTCCGCCCGCGAAGCATAGGTTTCCAGCACCCTGGCGATGTGGGCCTCATCCATCACGTTCTGGGTCTTGCCCGGCGTGAACTCCTTGCTCGCATCGATGAACAGCACATCGCGCCGGTCCTCGTTCGCGCCGCCCTGTTCGCGGGAGCGGTCGAACACCAGGATGGCCACCGGAATGCCCGTGGTCGTGAAGAGGTTTGCGGGCAGGCCCACCACCGCGTCGAGCAGGTTCTCCTCGATTAGCGCCTGGCGGATACGCCCCTCGGCCCCACCCCTGAACAGCACGCCATGCGGAACGATGACGGCCACCCGGCCGCTCTGGCGCTTGGCGATTTCGATCATGTGGGTGATGAAGCCGTAGTCGCCCTTGGACTTCGGCGGGATGCCTCGCCAGTAGCGCTTGAACTGGTCGGTGTCCGCGTTCTCCGCGCCCCACTTGTCGAGGCTGAAAGGGGGGTTGGCCACGACCACGTCGAACTTCATCAGGTGGTCGCCCTCGACCAGTGCGGGGCTGTTGAGCGTGTCGCACCACTCGATGCGCGCGGCGTCTTTGGCGTGAAGGAACATGTTCATCCGCGCCAGCGCCCATGTCGCGCCGTTCACTTCCTGGCCGTAGAGGGCGAAGTTCTCGGACCCGACTTCCTCGGCTGCACGGATCAGCAGCGACCCGGACCCGCAGGCAGGGTCGCAGATCGTGTCGCCCGGCTTGGGCGCGGCCAGCTTCGCCAGCAGGCGGGAGACAGCGGAGGGCGTGTAGAACTCGCCAGCCTTCTTGCCCGCGTCGGAGGCAAAGCGCGAGATCAGGTAGATGTAGCACTCGCCGATGATGTCCTCGGTCACGCGGCTGGGGCGCAGGTCGAGCGCGGGCTTGGCAAAATCCTCCAGAACGTTCTTGAGGCGCCGGTTGCGGTCCTTGACGCGCCCGAGGTTGGCTTCGGAGTTGAAGTCGATGTTCCTGAACACGCCTTCGAGTTTGGCGCGGTTGGCATCCTCGATCCGCTCAAGCGCGATGTTGATCCGTTCGCCGATGTTGGGCTCGTTCCGCGCCTCGTAGAGGTCGTAGAAGCTGGCGCCTTCGGGAAGGACGAAGCGCTCGCGCTCCAGCCTGCGGCGGATCCGGGTTTCATCCCCGCCATACTGTTTGCGATAGGTTTCGAGGTGATCGTTCCAGTGGTCAGAGATGTATTTGAGGAACAACATCACCAGGATGTAGTCCTTGTACTGTCCGGCATCGACGACGCCCCGGAAGGTGTCGCATGCGGCCCAGGCCGTCTGGTTGACCTGCTGCTGAGTGAGTTGGTCGGTCATTTGGACGTCCTTTCCTGCCTCGTCTTGGGGCGCATGCTGTTCGTTCGTTCGACGAGGAGCAGGCTGATCATCTTTCTGCGTGTGTCGGCGGCGAGTTGGGTGAGCTCCCGCTCCCGCTCGGCCAGCGCATCGACCACGACGATCTTTCCTTGAGTTTCTATGTCCGGGACATCGAGTTCGAGATCGTCGAGGCTGGATCGCGGGATCATTCGAATGTTGGTGCCGCGTGCCGCGCTGTCGAAATGGCGCTGGGCGGGAGGCTGGTTTATGGCCCACGCCAGATACTCCGGCGTCACCACCTCACGCTTCGGGCGCAGCACCATCAGCGGGAGCACCGCAAGGGCGGGTTCCTGCAGGCGTTCGTCCAGGGCGGAGGCTGTGTTTCGTTCACCGCGCGAGCGGAACACCACGTCGCCGGTGCGGACAAAGTACCGCTCGGCAAGGCCGTCTAGCTGGACGCGGGTGAGCCGCTCGGGATCGACGATGCCCTCGGGCGATATGTCCCGCAACTGAATTGCCAGTACGCCCCCGGCCGCCGCCGGCTCCAGTCTGCCGCGAGCCGTGTAGCCAGTGTGTATGGTGCAGGCGTCAGCGAGGCGCATCGAAAATCCTCTGTAAGATTCTCTACAGAAGGTAGGTGCGCGCAGGCGTGCTGTCAACGAGAAAAATGCGCTGTAGGCAGCCCTACTGCATTTCAAGCATATAGGTGCCGGTTCCGCAGTGCTCGAGGTCTGGCTGAACGGTGGCGCTCAATCGAGCGGGTGCCCGCTAGTTCGGTGCGATTATCCCAAGGATTGCCTGAGGTTCTGAGCCACCGCATCCGCCGCCATCCGCACCGGCTCGGCGGCGAGATGGGCATAACGCGCCGTGGTCTGAACCTGCGTGTGGCCGAGAAGCTTGCCGATCATCGGCAGGCCCTGACCCGACGCGACGGCCGTGGACGCGAAGGTGTGACGCAGGTCGTGGATGCGGACGTCCTTGACGCCGGCACGGGCGCGGACGCGCTGCCAGAAGGGCTGCAGATCGCTCAGCGGCTTGCCCGGCAGGGTGCCGGTGATGACCCACGGGTTGCCATCAAGGCGCTGGGCGTCACGGAGCAGGTCGACGGCGGGCTGGCCTAGATGGACGACCTTGGCGCCAGATTTGGAGTCCGGCAGTCGCAGAACGCGCTCGGCCAGGTCGATGTATGCCCATTTCAGCGTCATGATCTCGTTCAACCGACATCCGGTCAGGATCAGAAGGCGGGCGGCGAGGATGGCGGAGGGCAGCTCGATCCCCTCTGCCTCCATCTCGCGCAGCACCTCGCCGATCCGACGCAGCTCTGCCGCACTGAGGAAGCGCTCACGCTTCTCCTCGGGGTACTTCCGGATGTGCTTTCGCGGGTTGGTGCCGTCCGGACGCAGCCCCCACATCTCGGCGAGGCTGAACATCTTCGAGACCACCTCGAGGCAGCGGTTGGCTTGATAGGGGATGTGGCGCATGTCGTGATGGAACTTCGCCACGTCTGCCCGGGTGATGCCCGTGACCGTGAGTTGCCCGATCGCGGGCAGGATGAAGCGTTCGAGGTTCCGGCGATACTCCTTGGCCGTGCTCGCCTTCACGCGGATCGCGATGTGTTCCTTGTCGAACCGCTCCGCCAGCTCCTTCACCGTGATCGCCTTGCGCCCCGCGTCCCGCTCGGCAGCGGGGTCCGCACCATTGCGCGCGGCGGCAACGATCGCGATGGCGCGGTTGCGTGCCTGCTCGCAGGTGAGCACCGTGCTGGGCCCGAGGCTGATCCGCCGGGACCGGCGTCCGGCGCGGTACTGGACAACGTACCCCTTGCGCCCGCTCGGCAGCACCCTCAGCCCGAAGCCAGGGATGTCGCTGTCCCAGACGAAATACTCGGCGGGTTGAGCCTCGGCGGCGTCGACGATGCGTTTGGTGAGCTTGGGCATGGCGACCTTCGGTGGTGCTTCCTCCATTCCACAGTGCTGAAGTGCCAGCGACAGTCAACTAACACATTGAAATAGCTAATAAAAAGGAAGTGGCGCGCATTTCCACGCAAGGCGTTTCAGCGCGGTGGAGCGGGGAATCGACGGGCCGCGCGAATCAGAACGCAGGTTCCAGACCCCGCGGACGGCTGATAGGCTCGGGGAAAAGAAACTGGCGATCCCGATGGCTTCCAAGACCACCCTCAATGCCAAGAACCTCGAGGCGCTGGGCGCAGAGCGCCTTGCGGAACTTCTGATCGAGGTCAGCACCGGGAACGCGGCGGCCAAGCGCAAGCTGCGGCTTGCGCTGGCCGGGGCCCAGAGCCCGAGGGAGGCCGCGCGGGAGATCACCAAGCGATTGACCAGCATCGCCCGTGCCCGCAGCTTCATTACCTGGAAGAACCGCAAGGTGCTGGTCACGGATCTCGAAACGCAGCGGCGCGCCATCGTCGAGCAGATCGCGCCGGCCGATCCGGACGAGGCGCTGGCGCTCATGTGGCGGTTCATGGCGCTGGCCACGCCGGTGTTCGAGCGTTGCGACGACTCCAGCGGCACCGTCATTGGCATCTTCCGCCAGGCCTGCGCCGATCTGGGCCATCTCGCGGGGAAGGTCCGGCCGGATTCGCAGGCGCTCGCCGACACTGTCCTCGATGCGCTGCAGGACAACGGCTATGGCCAGTATGACGGCTTGATCGCCATAATGGCGCCTGCGCTTGGCGACGAGGGGCTGGCGGCCCTGAAATCGATGGCCGAAGAACTCGGCCGCTCGCCTGTGCCGGTTCCGCCGAAGGATCAATGGAAGGCGGTAGGCTGGGGTCCGGGCGGCACCACCTACGAGCACGAGATGCGGGCGCGTGAGCGCGCGAGCACGGTCGCCATGGCGTTCAAGGACATCGCGGATGCGCAGGGCGACGTCGACGGCTTCATCGCTCAGTATGATCCGAAGACCCGCAAGGTGCCGCAGATCGCGGCCGAGATTGCGCAGCGTCTGCTGGCAGTCGGCAGGGCAGGCGAGGCGTTGGGGTTCCTCGAGCGCGCGGAGCTCGGCGACGGGATGCGGGTTCCACTGGCGTGGCAGGATATTCGCCTGCAAACGCTTGAGGCGCTGGGTCGTGGCGAGGAGGCGCAGGCGTTTCGGTGGGACTGTTTCGAGCGCACGCTCTCGGACAGCTACCTGCGGGCCTATCTGAAGCGGCTACCCGACTTCGACGACATCGAAGCCGAGGAGCGGGCGATGGCGCATGCCATGGCGTATCCAAGCCTTCTCGCCTCGTTGCAGTTTTTCCTCGACTGGCCGGCTCTGGATCGCGCGGCCGAACTCCTGGTGGCCCGGCACGACGAGATCGACGGGGATCACTACGAGTATCTCGCCCCCGCGGCGGAGGCCCTGTCAGAGCGTCATCCGCTGGCCGCGACGCTGGTGCTCCGCGCGATGATCGACTTCACGCTCACCAGGTCGCGCGCGAAGCGGTACCGCTACGCCGCCGAGCACCTGGTCTCCTGCGCCCGGCTCGCGCGGGAAATCCCCGACTTCGGTGCATTCGAGACGCACGACGCCTACGTCGCCCGGCTCAAGGAGGAGCATGGCAGGAAGTTCGGCTTCTGGTCGCTGACCAAGGCCTGATGGTCGTGCTACCGGAAAATCAGGTTTCGGCCCCTTGGAAGCATTGTGGAAGCACAAGGCCGAAAGTCGCTGCGCAATTCCGACAGATCGTGCGAAGCCGGGCCGCTTTGCCGGGATCGCGAAGTGTCGGAAACTGCGCAAGAACTCGCGGTTCCGAGTGATTGTTCATGGTTCGTTCGACACGACTCATAACCTGAAGGCCGCAGGTTCAAATCCTGCCCCCGCAACCAAAAAATCTAACCTTTCCAAATGGTTATAATCCGACAAAAACACTTGTGTATAGACACTCGCGTTTTACCTCAACGCCACCTCAACGTTTGACGAGTCCCCCCTGAAAAGCGGGGGCTTTTTCATTATCGCGTTGGGGATTCTGCCGTGGCAGCATCGCGCCATGATCGAGTGCCGCGTCCTTCCAGACGGCCATCCCAACCTAGCGCACTCGCCGCTCTAGCGTGCGGCGCTGCAGACGCTTCCCTACGCCCGGTATCACGGAGCCATCGGCTTGACCAAGACGACAGCATTCAAGCGTGTCTTCGTGCATTGGGCGGTCGAGCTTCTTGATAAGCAATTCCGTGTTTGCGTAGACTGCTAAGCCTGAGGTTGCCCGACTTTCAGCATGATAATCATCTTAGCTTTGTTATGTCGTGAGGTCTGCGGTTGGCTAACTTTGGTCTCGGCTTAATCGAGGGCGCTTTCTTTCGTTCCACGGGTGCTAGCGGTTTTACCGGTTGGGTGCTGGCCAACCGCCAAGCGCGCGATGTGTCAGAGACCCTTCCGTCGATCGTTTGTTGTCTAGGGTCTGCCTGAGAAACAAGGCTTATGAGGACGCCTCGGGCGCCGTCCTTGTATGGCAAGTGAATAGGTGTCTGTCCAAAAGCACTGGAGAAGAATGCTACAGCTTCCTGATGGGGATGCATCCGTGTTTTGTTTGATCGATCCACCATTCCAAAAGCTGTCAGCGTCAGGACCGAAGAACCAGGGTCGTCACTCAACGAAGACGCGTACCTGGCGGACCATCGTCCGGGGATCTGAGCGCCGTCAAGGAGAAGTACAAACACCAGATTTGGCGCGATGCTTCTCAGTACCTCATGACATGGGTCACTGCGTGCCAAATCCTCACAGATCATTGCTGAAAAGAGCGAGTTCTTTCGCAATGGGTGAAAGTGGAGCTCACGTTGACCGATATACATGTTTTCCCACCAGTTGACGCGGGGATCTAGTGTGCTTGTGAGAGCATAGGACTCAAGTTGCGCAGCCGAAAGGGGTAATCCTCCCCATGGTTAAGGGGATGCGGAAGTAGAATTTTCTCGGCAGGATGAACGAGGAGAGGTAATCCTCCCCGTTTTAACGGGGCGCGACCGTAGAACCCACGCGGCCATTTTCAGCTTCATGGCGGGTGTGACGCCGCCGATGCCCATGTTGGGGCGTTCGTTGTTGTACGTCCACAGCCATTCGGTGGCGATCTGCTGCACCTCCTCGATGGTTTCAAAGATGTAGAGGTCCAGCCATTCGTGCCGGAGTGAGCCATTGAAGGCGCCATTGGTTCGAGCCCAATGGCGAACGCGGTTGTAGCGCTCGACATAAGCGTTCTGCTGCGGCTTGCCGGGCTGGATGTAGGTCAGGGCGTTCTGGATGTAGGTCAGGGCGTTGCCCTGCTTCTCAGCCCAGATCGTCAGCGTTGAACTGACATATTCGGGGCCGTTGTCGACCCTGATCGCCAAGGGCTTCCCGCGCCATTCGGGAGGAGGATCAGGAAACGGTCCAGTGGACCGTTTCCCCGACGACAGGTTCAGGGAGCGGACGACCCGTTCGGCGGGCAGCGAAAAATCGACCTCGATCCCCAGGCCCTCGCGATTGAAGTCG